AGGCGTTATCTTTGATGACGCGCAAAATCGCTTCCTAGGTGGGATTGATTCGACGAAAAATGGTGCGATGGAGATTCAAAAAGACCTGACGATGGTCGAAAATGGCCTAATCACCTTGATGAAAGAGCATCCAGAGCAGTTTCAAGGAGCTACTGGCATTCATGCCCAGACGATTGTCGATCAAATCCATTTGCAGCTCAATAATTTCGATCATCAATATGGATTTAATGTCGATGCGGCCCGTTCAACCAACGATAATCTGCTCGATATCACCGATATTGTGACTGCAGACGCCAATCTTACCAATATGGCGCATGCATTTGGCGTAAATGGTTGGACGCCTGTGCCTGCAACTAACGTTACGCCGACGCCGTATGGCGATAATGCTGCTGAAACCAATTTCTGGGCCGATTTTATCTCGTCAGGTAACGTATTAGGTGCTCAGGCTGAACAGCTAGTCCAAACCGGAACACACGCTCAGATTCAAGCGTTCGAGACGGTGTTGACTGGTTGGGAAAACAACATTGGTAATTTCGATGCAGCACAAGGAGGCATCTTCTCCGCGCGCTTCGATAACGAATTGGCCAATGGAGCCAACTCGACGGTAGGTGCCGACGTTGCGGCAATGATTAATGGCCTTAATACCCACAACGCGACGCTGGTGACGGCTGCCGCCGAGGGCTTCGCTGCGAATGCTGCAGACGTATCCGGTAATAATATGCCAGTTAATGGCGGCACTTATACCGCAGGCCCAGGCGTTACAACGATCGCACAGGCGCTAGCCAATACAGTCGCGCCTCCTCCTCCAGCGACTTTGCTAACGCCACAACCGCCAGCAGCGGCTCCGACGCCGCCGACGCCGCCAACATATGATCATCACCAAGATATGGTCTCAATGAATGATATGCACGAAGTTCATCAGCATTTCCATTGGGACCTGGGTTAAGGAGTACATCATGAGATTATTTTTCCTTGGGCTATTCATGCTATTGAATGCTGCGGTCTATGCAGCAACCATCACAGACTATACAATGACGCCATCAGCGGCCGAAAAGCCAATTATTGCCATCATTCTTTATAATCAACCTGGTGTCCCTGATGGATGGATTGATTCAACAACGCGTCCTGATGCGACTGATATATGCAATCACATGATTGCAACTCAATCGAAGTTCTATGCTAACGCGATTTCGAAGTCGCGTTGTCTAGTTAAAGTTCAGGAGTGAGATGGATTTAGGTTATATTTCAACTGAAATAGGTCCATGGATCAGGTCAGGATTGCGGTTAATCCATTTCGCTGGGATAGTTCTTGGCGTTGGTTCGGCCACTCTTCTTGACCTGATTATTTTCCGTTTTGTGCTAACGAGGAGAGTTGATATAAATTCTATTCATATTATCATCTTCGCTTCGTATATTATTATGACTGGATTGGTACTGCTATGGATTTCTGGAATTGGTTTCTTTGGATATTATTGGTGGTACGATCCTGTAAAAATAGACAATCCTAAATTGGTAGCGAAGATTATTATAGTCACAATTCTTACTATAAATGCATTCTTTGTTCATTCGATGGTTATACCACAAATTAAAGGTCAAGTCGGATTAAATTTCGGTACGCATTTACTAACTGGACTTCCATTTGTACATAGCTTCCTGCTTACCTTTATAGGTACTGTATCGGCAATATCATGGTATATTCCATTAATTCTAGGAATTGTTCCGCAATTCAATAATACTATTCCATTCGAGATCATATTGGCTGGTTATGCAATGTTGATTCTTTCAGTAAATGTCATTATACAAATTGCTATGGTCATTATGCGATATGGAAGATAAATGGATTAGGAGGTTACTAGCGTTTATCTTGGGTTTTGCTATCATGGGAGGAGTGAACAGTTGCTCTGAGACCATGAAACAAAAGGGAATAGAAATGCGTGTAACAGTGACTGATGATGATGGTCATCAGACATTTTATCTCTATAATGCTGATGATGAGACTGAAGTTTCCTGGCCAATCGATAAAAAGAAACAAGATGGTGTCGTTAAGGCCTTGGTTGGTGCGTTGAGGTTTATGTTAGGTAAGAAAAAGGGTGCACTAGATAGTGAGGTATAGTAATGAGCAGCAAGCACAATCGTCGTAAGCGCCGCCAGTTATCAGAAGTTCCTGTGCTGGTCGAGCGCTTACAGAAAACCGAGCAAGGCTTCGAAGATGGTCCGCGAAAGACATACGAGGAGGCGAATTGGGCGAGGCTTTCTCCAGTTTTCCGAGCGGCACACAATCGCCTCCGGCAGGCTCGTGGACTTCCGACAATTCCTCCGCCAGCTGTGGACCTATATGTTAAACCTCAAGCGCCGTTGATTAAGCCTTTCGATCCTACCGACAAGGAGTTTGTTAAGGCGACGCGCGAGTTTCTTGGAGGATCGCTGATGGGTGGCGGCAGGGAAGGATTTAGCATTGACGGTAAAGAGATTAAGTAATATGCCGTCTGATCGACATACTGTTCAGACTGGAACTCCTCCTTCTGTAACGGAATGGCGCCCGGTTCCTGATCCGACGGTATTGACGACTCAACAGTTGAGCGTTGCCATTGCAGCACAACGCGATCTATTTGAGACGCGGATAGAGGCGATGGATACTGCGGTCAAGTTGTTGCAGGAAAATGCTAATAGATCACCTACCATCGGCGAGGTATATGCGAGATTTGAAGAACGTTTTATCAGGATCGATCAATCATTTGTCGAACGCGATAAACGTACTGATCAACTTACGTTGGCTAGCTCGACTGCCATCGCGGCGGCGTTACAAGCCCAAAAGGAAGCAGCTGGCGAAAGTCAAAAATCATCCTCGGCGGCGATTGCCAAAGCCGAGACGGCCACCAGTGAATCAATAAAACAGTTACAGGTATTATTTCAAACTTCGATTGCAGCCCTGAGTACACAAATCCTAGACGTTAAGTCGAGGCTCGATAAGGGTGAAGGTCAAGGCGTTGGTCGTCTAGATGTTAATACTGAAATACGTGGCGATCGACAGGATCGCTATTATAAGGCTTCTGAAAATAGTGGTTATATCGCTATTGCTATTAGCGTCATAGCCGTAGCTGCTTCAGTTATGGTTTCGTTTTTAGTTCATTTCACGAATCATTAGGAGGTCACCATGGGTGGCGGATGTTTTAGTTTAGCATTTTGGGAACAAGTTTGTATCTTTATCGTTATCTGCATCGGTCTATGGTCTTTAATCAAATTGCTTCTCCCATATCTGTTGCAGTTCCTTCCTGCGATTGTTGTTCAGATTATCCGGATCATCATTTGGGTGATTATTGCGATTATCGTTATTATGATTATCTTTGGTTTACTCCAGTGTTTGTTGAGCGCGGGTGGTGGCTTAGTCCACTTTCCCTCTAGGTGATCAACGAACGGAAGAGTGCCGGGTCGAGAATCAAAATGACTCTGGGAATTGTCCACATCCTACATACGGTACAAGATCACAAGTTCCAGATGATTATGATCTAGGTCCGCCACCAAGAGATATTTGCAAAGGTTGCTAACACAAAGGAATATAAAATGGCTAAAAAAGACGAGATTGATGCTGCTGCCGAGAAGCAAGCTGCTGGCATGTCCAAGGAAGATAAGGCAGAAGCCAAGCAGGAAGCTGCTCAAGATAAAGCTGATGAAGCCTATAAGACCTATGAGAAAGAACAGGCGGACCACGAAAAGAAGCATCCTGGCGAAATCGACGAGGCTGCCTATAAGAAGTATGAGACTGCCTATAATAAGGTGCCTGAGGATGCTGACTCGAAGCCAGTCGGTTTGCTCGGCGATCTAGCGCCTGATCCGATGACGCCGCCAGTCGTTGTGGACCCTACAGTAGCAGCTACCGAAGCTCATGCTGCTCCTGGTAGCACTGTACTGCGTAAGCCCAAGGATTGGGAAGCGCCAGTGAAAGACGGTCATAAGGCTCCTGTGGTAGCCTTTAATAAGGTTGACGTTGTGCCAAGTGGTGACGGTTGGATGGTGCAGGTTAGCTTCGCTAATGAAGCAGACGCCAAAAAGTTCTATGGCGCATGTAAGGTTCATGAAGTAGTTGCTCCTCCTCCTGCTCCTGAACCATTAACGCTATGAAACCAAGTGGCAAAATAATTGTTATGCCACGTTTCTATGTAATCGTGGCTGTTGCGATTGTCGTCGTGACAGCCGCCATACTGGTGTTATACCAATGAAATTCTTTATTGAATGCATGAAGAACGCGACGGCTAACTCTGTCCATATGACTACGGCATTAGGCAACGAGAACTATCGTTTTGGCCGAGGACGTAGCCAGCCTAAGCGACAGAACCGTCGTGCTACAATTGCGGAAGGTAAGCGTAAGGAAGATGACGATAAGGTCACTGCTGCTCTTTCTAAACCTATAATGGATAATACATTAGATAATGTAGAAGAAGAAGAAATGGCTGGCGATATTGTTCGTGCCAGTAAGTGGATGCTGCCGCTCGATATTAAGAAGGCTGATCCAGACCAGCATCTCATCTTTGGGTGGGCTAGCGTGGTAGAGAAAAATGGCAAAGCTATTATCGATAAGCAGGGAGACGTTATCCCGGTATCGGAACTGGAAAACGCCGCCTATGAATTCACGCTTAACTCGCGTACTCATGGCGACATGCATCGAACTCACGGTGGCGCTAAGCTGGTTGAGTCGATGGTATTTTCGAAAGACAAACAAAAAGCACTTGGCATCGATCTTGGACAAGTCGGATGGTGGGTAGGATTTAAGGTTCACGATGAAGAACTATGGGCTGCTCATAAGCGCGGGGATCGCCCTGAGTTTTCTATCGGTGGTGCAGCTGTTCCTGTAGATGTAGATGAAAGTTTTATTAGGTGAAAGATATTAGTCATCGAAATTTTTGGATTTTATTCTTTTCTGTCATCATTGTAGCGATGTTGATGATTGGTATAGGTACTGCGTATGGTCGTGACAATGGACAATGGACAAATTCCGATCCGGCAATAAAGGCATGGTTCGAAAAATTGATGAGACCTGATTTTGGATATTGGGGTAGTTCGTGTTGCGGTAATGCTGATGCTTGGTGGTGTGATGATATTACCGTAAAAGGAAATCATACCTTTTGTGCAATTACCGATGATCGTGATGATGGTCCGTTAGGTAGGCCACACCGGGCGATCGGTGAGATACACGAAATTCCTCCCAATAAGATAAAATTTAGTGAAACTGACCCGCAATATAAAGAACGTAGCAATCCTACAGGTCACACTCTTATCTTCTTAGCATCTGAGGGCACAGTCCTTTGCTTTGTACCGAATGGTGGTGTTTAATGATGACGATTGTAACATTGATGTGTCACGTGATAGTCGGCATTACCTCTCCTGTATGTCATGAAGAAGTTGTCGATAGAGTTGAAATATCAATGAATGTTTGTCAAATGGGTAGTCAACAATATATTGCCGATTGGAAGGAGAAATCAATTTTTCGCGGTGATCAATGGACAGTTGCCGCTATTCAATGTATTCCAGGTAATGATTATCAACCTAGGGACGCGATTTGAATGCCCAAAATTCTAACCAATCTTCGTGTCGATGAAATTTCTAGCGTCGATCGAGGCGCTGGAGAAGGCGTCAAGATCATGTTGATGAAACGCAACGAGGATAAACCAATGAATACTGATTCTAGATTATCTAAAATGTTTTCTAGATTGTTTGGTGGTGGAGATAATAACACTATCATCGACAAGTCGGTTGAAGGATTGGCAGAATCAATTTCATCCATTCTAGCTGACGATAAGGTTACTGATCCAGCTGCTGCTCTAACCAAGACTTTTGAGCAGTTCGGTGATCATCTTAAATCAACCCTGACTGCGGGGCCAGCAGTCGCCAAGAAGGAGGGTTCCGATATGGACCTTACTGTTCTAAAGAAGGCGCTCGGCCTCGCTGATACGGCGACCGAAGCTGATGTTTCTGCTGCGATGTTAAAGAATATCCAAGGTCAAGAAGCTACTGCAGCAGAGGTCAAGAAATTAGCTAATGATCTATTGATCGCAAAAGCTGAGTTTACTCCTGCTGAGCTAGAGTATTACAGCAAGGAAAGCAATTATGATGATGAGGAGAAGGATGAAGAAGGCGATGGCGACCCGAAAGGCAAGGGTAAGTCCAAGAAGAAGAAGGCTTTCCGATTGGCTTCCCATATGCATCGCGAAGCTACGATGAAAGCCGCTGAGCCTGCTCTTCCTGCAAATATCCAGAAGATCATGGATGATAATGCTGCGATGGCCAAGCGTATTGCTGACCTCGAAGCCGGTGGCAATCTCGTCGCGCTTACGAAACAGGCGACCGAGGCTGGTTTGCCTGAATCGGAAGGCGCCACCATCCAGAAAGCCCTCAGCGGAGATAAGACAGCAGTCGAGAAGCTTCTTGGCTTCGTTAAGTCAGCTACTGCTGCGGCAAAGGCTGGCGGAGTATTTAAGGAGTTTGGCACTACTCACGGTACTGGTGTTGCTGATACGCCTTATGATAAGCTTTCGGAATTGGCCAAAGGTTTGCAGAAGGCCGATCCTAAGCTGTCCTTCCCGGCGGCATTCGCGAAGGTCTATGAGGACCCGGCAAATATGGAACTCGTTAAGGCGGAACGCGGCGAGAACCGTCCGAATTAATTCATCTATCACTCATTTGAAGAAAGGCTTATCATATGGCTACCGAAGGTCCACTTTTTCGTGACGGTTCGCAATGCACAGCGTTTGCAAATTATTACAACCCTGGTTCAGCATTGCTTGGTGTAAATGGCAGCGCGCAATTCTTGGTAATGTCAATTCAAGCTGCTCGTGTAGTTCAAATTGCTCCAAGTAAAGCTTCGATCCCTTACGGGATTTTGCAAAATACTCCGATGGCAGGCGAAGCTGCTGATATCGGTATTATGGGTGTGTCTAAGGCAGTAGCAGGCGCCGCCATTACCGCTGGTCAAGAAGTGACAGCTGGTACCGGTGGTACTCTTGGTCAGGTTATTCCTTGGGTGACTTCTGGTTACAAAATTGGTATGGCAATTGAAGCTGCCTCTGCTCAAGGTGTTGTATTTACTATTTGGCTTTATTCTGGCGGCATTATTCTCTAACAGCGTCGTTTTCAAGACCTGTTATTTTTCACCGGGCACGAAAGGATTTAAAATATGCCCCAACCAACCTTACTACAGGTCCATATACAGGCGGCGCTGACTCAGATTGCCACCGCCTATCTTCAGGACCAGAGAAATTATGTTGCTGATCAAGTTTTTCCGATTGTTCCTGTTGAACATCAGGCTGATAAGTATTTTACATTCTCCAAGGATGACTTCTTCCGCGATGAAGCAGTACGACGTGCAGATGCGGCAGAGTCAGCAGGCGGCGGGTTTGAACTGAATACCGGTACTTATGGTGCTGAGGTATGGGCATATCATAAGGACCTTGGTGGTCAGACCCGTCGTAACGCTGATCCAGCAGTTAATATGGATGTTGCTACAACTAAGTTCATCATGCAGAAACTTCTTATTCGTCGCGATCGTTTCTTCGTGGGTGCTTATTTGGTTAATAGCGTTTGGTCAGCTGATTATACTGGTACTGCCGGCGGTACGCCTGGTGGCGCTACTCCGCCGTTCTGGAATGATGATGCGAATGGCGATCCGTTTACGGATATCGCTAATGCTCAAACTGCAATCTTGCAGAACACCGGGTTCGAAGCCAACACCCTGTTGATTTCCTTCCCGGTCTATCAAGGATTGCGTAAGCATCCGTTGGTAATCGATCGCATTAAGTACACTACTCGTGCTGATGCATCGAAGATTACCCCTGAGCTACTCGCTGCAGCGTTCGATGTTGAACGTGTGATCGTATCTAAGGCAGTGTATAATTCACTTCCTGAAACAACGACCACGACTGGTAGCGCCGGCACCTATCAGTTTGTTGCCAGTAAGGATGCGCTACTTTGCCATAGCGCACCTTCGCCGGGCCTAATGATTCCAACGGCAGGCTATATCTTTGCCTGGTCCGGGCTTACAGGCCTTAACACCATTGGCGTTCGTATCGCGCAAATCCCGATGCCCTGGCTGGGCCTCGAAACGGTACGTACTGAAGGTGAAATGGCCTTCGATATGCAGGTTATCGGCAAGGACCTGGGCATCCACTTTGCTGGTATTGTCCAGTAACAACAGGGACGTTCTTCGGAGCGTCCCTGAAACTTGGTGAGGTTTGTCATGGTACAAGAAAGTTGCGGCACTTGCCATTTTTATATGGCTAGTCCTAGAGTATGTCGTCGCTATCCACCACATCCGATGGTGGTAGGAATTAAGCAAGGCTTGGCTAATGTTAATCAACATGAACCAATGATCTCTGCTTTTTTCCCTACCATGCTTCCTACTGGATGGTGTGGTGAATATCGTCCAGAAGAAGAGAAAATGATGGAGCATTAGTATGTTACAAATCGCAGATAAAGATATCGGCGGCGCTCGCGTAGCCCGTACTTTCACCTTTAATGGTGAATATACTAAGCGTGGACAGAACCTAACTGCTGAACAAGTTCTATCGATCAATCTCCCAAATCGACGTGCATTGATCGATAGTAATTTTATTGAGGTGTATCCAAAAACACCTCTGGTTGCGGGCGGCGAGAAGTTCATTGTCGGTATCGGTAAGAACCAGTACAATGTTATCGAAGGTCGTGTGCTCAATGATGAACCATTGACACGTGAAGAAGCAGAAAGACTGTTACGATCATAATCCATAGAAATATAATTAACGAAAGGATGAAGTCATGCCAGGTAAACTAGCTGGACCGACGAGCGGTTATGTAGATCGGATGAAAGGGAAGGGCATGTGCTCTTCTAGTTTCTTGCAACAGATAGGCAATAGTGCCGCATTGTCTGCTGGTGGTGGTAATGTATTTTCTTTTTTATCGGCTGCTGGGGCTGGTAATGGTGCTGATCAGACTGACGATACTTTGACATCTTGCATTCTACCTGCCAATCTTTTTGATATTCCTGGTCGTTGTGTTACGATTCAAGCGTTCGGAACAGTCACATCTGGTGCCGTAACCAAGACTGTTCAATTTAAATTTGGTGCTTCTGCACTTCAATCGGTTGTTTCTTATTTAACTGGTAATGCTGGAAGCTGGCAGTTTTATGCACAAATTTATAAAGTATCTTCAAATGTTCAGGCAATTCTTTATCAGGCTGATGGCTCTGGTACGATTGCAACAAACCTTGGCGCGGCTAGTGGACGTGCACTTCTTTACGCGGCAGGTGCTGAAGTAGATACAGCGCCAATCCCATTAGTCATTACTGGAAAAGCGACAGGCGCAGCTACGGCGAACGTTGCACTTTGCAATGGCTTGATTGTGGATGCCTATAACTAGGGGAGTAGAGCTATGCGACGCTTTCTCCTAGCCTTGCTGGCATTATGCTGGATTATTCCAGCGCAAGCTGTCACTTTGCTTAATACACCAATCACTACCGCTGTAACAGCGGTAGTTACGCCATCTTTTCAAATTCGTCCTGGTCCCGGTGGTCAGTTTCTACCGACTCAAATGTCATTACAAGGTACTTTTACATACACTAGTGGTGGGACTACCGCTGATGCTTGGGTACAGACTTCTTTTGATGGTGGAGTAACTTGGTGCGATGTAGCAAACTTCCATTTTCTTCTTGCTAACGCTCGTTTATTTATGAATGTGTCATCTGTAACCTCAATTGTTGCTACGGTAACGCCAACCGACGGGACGTTAGCAGCTAATACTGCTACACCTGGCGTCTTTGGGACTTTGTGGCGCGTTAAGTATACGACCACAGGGACATACGTTGGTACTACAATGCGTATCGATGCCATCACTAGCGGATTAACGGCACTCCCATGACCTGGTCATATAACCCATCCCTACTGTCTTCCAATACCAAGGACGCGGTACGCCTTCTTATTGGGGATGTCGTATCATGTGACCAGCAAATGCAAGATGAAGAAATTGCTTATCTGGTTACTTCGCGAGGGACGCTGTACGGGGCCGCAGCAGAGTGTTGTCGATCGCTGGCTGCTAAGTTTTCTCGTACAGTCGATCAACAAGCAGGTACTTCCAAAATTATGTATTCGCAGATGGCCAAGGCTTATACTGTTAAGGCTATTGAGTTCGAGAATAAGTCTGCGTTGTTTGGTGCTGCGATGCCATATGCTGGCGGTATCTCGTTGAATGATAAGCAAATGCAGGATATGAATACAGATCGCGTGTTGCCTGTGTTTACGAAAGGTATGGATGATAACTCGTTGCCAGAGCCTGCTGGGGCTAACGAAACGATTGAGAATAACGGATGACATGTCCTCCTTGGCTAGGAACTGTAAATATTATCCAACAGTCCTCGGTAACTGGACTAGTAACAGCAGGACAAACTCTTTATTTTCGTACAGTCGCTGTACATCGAATGAAGACAGTTGCAGCTGGACCATCTGATAATATCGGATCAGTCGGATATTCAGGTGCTGAGCAAGGTACTGTAAGTGTAGAAGGAGAGACGATATTGTTTATTGGATTGCCAGCTACAATTCAGCTTGGCGCTGTTGGTCGTACTACTAAGAGCGGCGAGTTACCAGCCGATGCTGTCAGTAAACCAATTTGGAACATTCTTATTCCTGCGACAGCAATTTCGATCTATTCCATTCGAGACAGGGATATCATCATCGATGATGAAGGTTATCGATATGAGGTAGCGGCTAACTATTGGACAGCTGCAGGATATCAATTATCAACTGTTAGAGAAGAGGCATAAATCAAATGACCGCAACTCCAAATTCTCAAGCTATTCAAGTAGCAAATCAGTTGATGTCATTATCGCAGCAATTGATTAGTGTTTATCAACAAATGCTAACGTTAGATGCAGCATGGTCTGATGATGCGATTGCTGCTACCTTGGCAGCGATGACAACGACAGCTTTGAATACAGACGGTACCCCAGGAGCCGTTGATGGAGCACCATCTGCGACACATCCAATTAGTCTTACTGTTTATCCAACTCTATCGCGCGCGGTAACTTCGACACAATTAGGTCAAGCTAAGACGATTATGGATGGCATTGTTGCGTATGTTGGAGGTAGTGCAGTTACTACACAAGTTGGTGCTCGTGCAATTCTCAATATTGTTTCCGGTGGCTAACGATGGCTACTAATTTTCTTTGGGGACCTGTAGGAAGTACGTTAGCTTTACTAACTACAGAATTGAACACATTGGGTATTGCTGCTGGAACAGCATATGGTCCTGAAGTAGGTGGAAATAATTCTCCTCAGCGCGCCATGTTGGCGTTGCATATTGCATCTAGCTCTCTCGCCTTTACAGCAGCATCCTACGTTAGTGTCTATTTGGTTTCGTCGATTACGACATTAAGTGGTGGTACTTATCCGACTTATACATCAGGAGCGACGCCAAAATATTCTGGTAATGGTTTCGTTGGTAATATCAATATTAATCCAGCAACGCAAGCCGCTAACGTGGTAGATGAAATTCTTCCAGGGATAGTTATACCATTGGGTTTCTTTAAGACTATCTTGATCAATAATACTGGTGTAGCGTTACCAGCTGCTGGTAATACACTTAATGCTATATTGACACCAACACAGTATTAAGTCATGGGACAAGTTCAACGTCTTACCCGTGGTCAAGTTAAGCCTTATGCAAGTATACCTCGTATCGATTGGTCACATCCATTAGCCAAAAATTTGATATTTTATGGTTATGATATTGGTGGTCAGGTTATTGATCTTGTTAGAGGTACTATTGGAACAAATGTCAATACTAACGTCGTAAGAGGAATGTCTCAATTTGGTCCAGGGGTACAGTATCCTGGAACAGGCATTATTGCCCCTGTCGAGTTTCCGCACACATCGGCGATAGATAACGTTACGGCTGCTGTTCCATATTCTTTTGCAGCAGCCTATTATTTAACATCAGCGCCGGGTACGGGCGCAGGCGGCGGCTTCGGTTGTTTTATCTTTGGATCAAATGACGGAGGAGGCTTCACTGATGCAACGATCGATGTTGGAAGAACAGGCACAGCTGATGTAGACTTTTGTTATAATGATAATCAGATTGCAGTAACTGGTCTCAGCACCGTTAACAAATTCCATACGGCGCTTGGTGTAGCGACTGGAGTGTCAACTCAGAATAATTATTTCGACGGTACGTTGGCGAGCACATCTGCTGTTAATCCATCGTCAAACACACACACCGCTCATCAGCCAGTTTATAATGAATATCAGCCAGGAGGGGCAAGTGCAGGTAATGGTGTTCCTGGATTTGTTTATTATGGAGCATTATGGTCAGGACGGGCTCTAACTGCGCAAGACGCGCAGCTACTTCACCAAGACCCGTATTGCTTTTTGATCTATCCGGAAGATGACATGTTTATGGTTGGCGCCTCTATTGTAGATATTCTAATGTCACAAATATGGTTATAGATCATGGCTAAACAAATGGGTTATCTCTTTGTAGATCATCGCGCCTCTCCTGGTTTGCCAGAAGATATTGCTAGGCAGGTCGGATATGTGCCTGAACTTTGCAAAGAAGGAAAATTATTTGAAGCAGACACCTTAACATGCGCACATTGTAAAGGCGTTGTTGTTAAGAACCCATTCAGGACCAGGGATCGTAATTATTGTGTTAAATGTTCCGGTCATTATATCTGTGATGGTTGTGCTTATTTGGCATCACAACCGGATTATGTTCACATCGCTTTCGAAAAGGTTGTTGAAGATATAAAGAAGCAGACAATCATCATGGGTAGTCCCGATACTCTAACTGGAGAAAAATAAATGTCTAAGAGAATTTTTCAGGTTTCTTCTTTTACTCCTGCACAGCAGGCTGATGGCGTTTTGGCAGCAGCTTCTTTTGCTGCGTTGAAACCAGGCTCTGCAACTGATATTCTTAAGATTGGTAAGGTATTGCTGGAAGGTCAAGCTTCCTCGTCTGCTGTTACGGCGACTTGTTTAGCGCGATCCTCAACTCTAGCGATTACTCCAACAGCCTTGGCGCTTCCCAATACGGATGGTTTCGTTAATATCGCAGCCACTGTAGCAACCACTCTTCCTGTCGCTATGGTAGCGGCAGCTACTCCGCCAAATCGTTCGCCTGCTGTTACTATCCCACGTCTTAATTTGACATTTAATGCCTTTGGTGGTATTATCCAATGGCAAACCAATCCTGGTTCAGAAGAAGAATGGGTAGCGGTCGGTACAGCAACCACTAGTAACTCTGAAACAGTTCTTTCTTCTGCCAACGTTGGCACAGCTGGATTGATTGGTGCTAATTTCTTCTATGAAGTGCTATAATTAAATCTGAGGTTTTCAGGTGACGTTTCGCTTACCGAATATAACGCCACCTAAGCAACCATTTGGGCAATCCTCATTCTTACAAATGGGGTCGTCAGTTGTATTACTGACGGCCATTGTCGTTGTAACTCCACACAATCAATCGAGTTGGGTTCCTACTAATAGTGTTGCTTCAGTACCGCCGCGTATCTTTGCTAGACCACCTGCCCTCTATCCTAACCCAATTCCGTTTGCGCAATATGATTGGGCAAAGAACGGTATAATACCAGATTGGCCATCGCCAGCAGCTTATCTAAATTCTACTATTCTTCGTTCAGTAATTGCTGCACCACCATTTGCTAAGTTTGATTGGCCTAATGTAGAACAACCGCCTTCGGCCCAACCGCAAGCTACTCCGTATAATATTAATATCTTTACCAATCCTATTCCATTCGCGCAATATGATTGGGCAAAGATCGGTATAATACCGGATTGGTTGCCACCACAAGCGACGCCTTACAATGTAAATATCTTTACCAATCCTATTCCGTTTGCGCAATTAGA